CAAACCTCTCCGCTCCGGTCGTCCTCGACTACATCGCCAATATCACGACGACCACCTCGTTCCCAGCCATCTTCGTCGAGGCGCTCTCGATGAAGCTCGCAGCCGTCCTTGCGATGCCTCTTACCGGAAGCAAGGACTTGTTCACCCAACTCGCCGAGGTCTACGGCGCGACATTGCAAAAGCCTGCGTTCCTCCACGCCACCGAGCGGGTCGGAAGGCAACGCGCCACTAACTCCATCGCCACGCAGGCCGACATCGTCCGGCTCGCGATCCTCAAGACCGGCACCGCCGATGGCTACAAGCCCAACGGACAAGCCGCGATGCTGGGCAATTCGTTTTTCGATCAAGCCCGCAACGAACTTCTTTCGGAGTTCGATTGGTCGTTCGCCCGCACCTCGGCCTCGATCACCGCCGATGCAGCAAACCCCGTCACCGGCTACGCCAGACGCTATGCCCTGCCCGCCGGGGCGCTCACCGTGCTTCGGGTCAACGAGGTCGATGCCAGTGAGAATTTCTCGGTCTGGGAGGTGGCCGGGGGATTCATCCACACCGAAGCCGCCTCGCCGATCCTTGCGGAGTTCACCTCGACCGTTACCGACATCACCAAGTTCCCCGCGATCTTCATCGACCTTCTTGTCAACAAGATCGCCATGCGCCTCGCCATGACAACCGGCGATGCGGGCCGCATGGAGATTCTGGCCAAGGAAACCGAATTCATTTTCCAAAAGCCCGGCTTTTCAAAAGCGATTGAGAAAATTGCCCCAATCCGGCCTTCGGCCACATTGAGCGCCACGGAAATCTGCAAGCAGGCCGTCATGCGTCTTGGAACCACGGACACGCTCAGTCAGACCGGCGGACACCCGGCCTTGTTCGCCCATTCCTTCTACGACCACGCCTTGGAGGAGCTTCTCGCCGACCTTCCGTGGGCTTTTGCCAAGAAGCAGGTCAGCATCACGGCCAACGCCACCCCTCCAACCCAAGGCTACGCGAAACGCTACGCTCTCCCATCGGATTTCCTGCAACTGATCCGAGTCAACCAAATCGATACGAGCGAGAATTTCGGCCAATGGGAGATCGTTGGCGGGTTTATTCACACCGACCTCGGTTCGCCGATCATCATCGACTACACGGCCAACATCACCGATGTGGCGCAGTTCCCGGCTCCTTTCGTTGAGGCGCTCATCGCTCGCATCGCAGCCAAGATCGCGCTCCCACTCACGGCCAAGCCCGACATCGCCACCGCGCTCGCTCAAGCCGCAGCGGAAACACTCACCCGCCCGACTATTCAAATCCTCGTCGAGAAATCCGCGAAACCCCGCGCTGGGTCTGCCGCCAACTCGGTCTTCGAAATCTGCCGCCTAGCCATCCTCAAGGTGGGCAGCGCCGAAGCCTTCAAACCCTACGGGGAGCCGATGGCCATCGCGCAGTCCCTCTTCGACCAGACCCGTAACGAACTCCTCGCCGACTTCGATTGGCAGTTCGCTCGCGTCCAATCCTCCCTCACCGCAGATGGGACGCCTCCCGCCTTCGGCTACACGACCCGCTACGCCCTGCCCAGCGCCACCCTCAAAGTGCTTCGCGTCAATGGGGTGGACGAAGACGAGAACTTCGGAAACTGGGAAATCGTCGGTGGGTTCTTGCACACGAATTTCACTTCCCCGGTCCGCATCGAGACGACCGCCATCGTGTCCGACGCCACCAAATTCCCGCCGGTCTTCGTGAATATGCTCACGGTCACCCTCGCGATGAAACTTTCCCAACTCATGGATTTCCAAGCCGCCCCAGCCGCCCGCTAAATGAAGACCGAGGAACTTTTCAAAGAACTCCAGTTCCTCGCCGGGAAGCCCGCATTGAAAAATGCGGTCGAAACCCGAGCCTCCTCGCGTCCCTCCTCCGCGCTCACCGAGGACGAACTCTGCCGCCAAGCGATCTTGCGGGTCGGCACCGCCGAGCAGTTCGGCCCCTCCTCGCAGGCGATGCTCCTTGCCAAGTCGCTCTACCCGCAGGTTCGCGATGCGCTACTCCTCGCCGGATCGTGGACATGGGCCATGAAGTCCACCACGGTCATCGAGGCGCTCCCGCGCCCGGAATACAAGTGGGCCTACCGCTACGCGATCCCCGCCGACTGCCTGCGCGTCTTCCGGGTCAACGACTACGACTACTCGACCGGCGATTCGGCATGGGAAGTCGCTGGGAATTTCGTCCTCACCAATGCCGATTCCGGCTCGCCTGCATGGGTCACCGGTCGCACCTACGAGGTCGGCAATGCCGTCTCCAACAACGGCGCGGTCTACCGCTGCCTGGTTGCCGGTTCGACCAAGCAACCCGGCGTGTCCGCCAGTTGGACGACCGATTGGGATGTCTGGCTCGGATCGGCGATCACGCTGGAATATGTCCGCAAGGTCACCGATGTCACCCTCTTCGATTCCCTCTTCATCGACCTGCTCACGGTCTCCCTCGCCGCCAAGCTCGCCGTCCCGCTGACCGGCGATGCCAACAAGGCCGCACTCCTCGCCAAGGAAACCGAAATCCTCGGCAAAAACCCCGCCATGCGCCGGGACTCCACCGAGCGCAAGGGCCGCATCAAGCCTGCATGGCAGTCCTCCAAACTCGTCTCCTCTCGCAACGGCGGCGATGGCATTGATGGCTCGCAAGCCACTGCGGGCGGACCAGCAGGCGGCGTCAGCTACCCCTCGCTCCTCGTCACCGTAGGAACGGTCTCCAACCTCCCCACTGGCGCTACTCCCACCGTCACCAATACCGGCACAAACGACACCGCCGTTCTCAATTTCGGTCTGCCACAAGGCCCAGCCGGAACGGTCAATGTGGGCACGACCACCACCGGGGCCGCAGGGACCAATGCCAGCGTTGCCGCCACCGGAACTCCAGAGAATAGGGTTCTCAGCTTTACCATCCCCAGAGGCGACCAAGGCGTGCAGGGTATCCAAGGATTCAAAGGCGACACCGGAAACACCGGCCCAGCGAACGCTCTGTCTATCGGCACGGTCACCGCTGGTCCGACCGCTGCGGCCACGATCACCGGCACAGCCCCGAACCAGACGCTCAACCTCACGCTTCAGCAGTCCGCGCTCCTCTCCAGCGCCAAGACCACCCTTACCGGCAACGGCACGCTCAAAACCTTCACGGTCTCCGGCCTCAAGTCCAGCGACCCGAACCATGTCATGGTCGCCATCAATGGGGTCGCGCAGGAACCCACCACCGACTACCTTGTCAACCAGGGAAGCGGCACGATCACCTTCACGCAATCGATCCCCAATGGCGCGAAGATCGTCGTCATCGCCCTCGGCCTCTACTCGCCCGCCACCCAGCGCGACCCGGACAACTCCATCCACGCCTTCGCGCTCAACGCCGCAGGAACCTTTTCCTACTACGGCCTGCTGCTCAACTCCGACATTCCCGCCACCGGCTCCCCCGCCGACGTGGCCAAATGGTCGATCACCCGCTCCGCGCTCACCACCGCCGGAGCCGTCACCACCACCGCCAAGGCGACCAATGTCGCGTGGACCAACCGGGAGACCGCCGCCTACGCATCATGACGACGATCACCGAGACCAACATCACCCAGCAACTGGACCTCTCCCAGTTCACGATTGTCCTGCCAGAGGACAGCATTAAGCAGCTTGTCATTTACCCCACCGCCACAAACTTTCCGCAACCCGGCAAGGAGGCCCGCATCTACCACGCGCAGGACACCCATGTGCAATGGCTCTGGGATGACGCCACCAACACCTACCGCCTCCTGCTCGAAATGATCGACTGCGGAGAATTCTGAACTTTCCCCATGAACACCAAACCAACCCGTCAGTTTTGACTGATACCAAGCCAACAACCAAATAAATCAAATGCCCAATCCCATCCTGAAAATCAAACGCGGAAGTGGTTCGCCACAAAATCTTTCCGCTGGCGAACTCGCCATCGACACACTGAACAAGAGCCTGTTCGTAGGCCAAGCAGACGGCACTCCGCTCGTCATCGGCGGTGAAAACGTCTTTGCCAAAAAGACTTATGCTGACGCAGCAGTGGCAGCAGAGGCTTCGCTTCGCTCCGCAGCGGACGCCACATTGACCCAGAATCTCGCAACCGAGGTTTCCGACCGTGCTTCTGCGGTATCCGCAGCCGCAGCCACCGCCGCGAGCAACCTCGCTTCGGAAAGCTCCGCAAGACAATCCGGCGATGCGACATTGACCACAAGTCTCGCTTCGGAGGTCACACGCGCACAAGCCGCAGAAGGCACTCTCACACAAAATCTTGCCAGCGAGGTTTCGCGGGCGCAGAACGCGGAACTCGCTCTCGGCACACGCATTGACAATGTGCTTTCAAATACCACGGCAGGATCACTTGATTCGCTGACGGAGGTTGTGAGCGCCTTCCAAGCCGCAGACTCCTCGCTCAACGGAGCAATCACCACTCTCGCTTCCAGCGCCTCCACTGGCCTGACAAACGAGGTGAACCGTGCGACCGCAGCGGAAGAAGCCATCGCCGCCGACCTCGCGACCGAGATCACGAACCGCAGTTCCGCGATCTCCTCGCTCACCACCTCGACCTCCAGCGCCCTCGCCTCGGAAGTGTCACGGGCCACCGCAGCCGAAGGCGTCCTCGCGGGCGACATCTCGGACATCGAGACCGCAGCGAGCGCATTGGCCAGCAGGGTGACCCTCGCAGAAAGCGACATCAATGCCGAGGAATCAGCCAGAGCCAGCGCCATCTCGGCAGTGGAAGCGAGCATCTCCTCCGAGGCTTCGACCCGTGCTTCGACTGATACCAGCTTGGGCAATCGTATCACCGCTTTGGAAACAACCATAGATGGTGGAACTTATTAGTATTCAATAACAAAGCCCGCTGGGGGGGGGCAATCCCCCCGGCGGCAACCTTCTCTATAGATGGCCAACCCAACAATCATTCCGAAACGCAGCACGGTCGCCGGGAAAATTCCTACCGATCTGGCTCTGGGCGAGGTGTGCATCAACCACACCGACCGCAGAATATACACTCGGAATCCCGCGACTGGCGAAATCTATAAACTCGCAGGCGCAAAAGAGGCTCCCGACCGGCTGTGGATGTTCGACCTCATCGGCGACACCACCTACCTCGGTTACCTCCTCTACTCGGCCTTCCCCAATTCCGGAAGCGTCTTTGACGCCACCGCATGGGAGATCGTCCGGACCATCTTCAACTCCGCAGGCACAACCAGCACCGAAGCCAGCGCCACCGGCGCGTGGTCGAACAAGACCAACCTAACTTTTTCTTAAACCCAAAAAATCCAAAAACATGATCGCTACCAACCCCATCGAAATCGACGGCAAACAATACCCAAAATATTCGCTCAACTTGGCCATATCGGGCCGATATTTGGGCGACGGTTCTTCAGACGCAAATGTAGCGATGCGCCTTGTTCCGACCCGCATTGAGAACGGCGAAGTCATCGCCGCAGATGAAGCCGCAATCGGTATCGTTCTCGGATCGCTGGCTGGTGCAGATGAAGCCACACAGCAAGCGGTGGGAGCAATTCAAGCCGCTCTGCAAACATACATCTCCGAGAAAGGACTCTAATTATGGCCACATACTTTGCCCGCAAAGCCGGGAACATAAACGCCGCCGATGTGTGGGCAACCACACCAAGCGGCACAGCCGCCGCCGTCACCTTTGCAAGCGGCGATGTGCTTGTCGCAAACTCCTTCACCGTCACCGTCAATGTCTCGACTAATCTTGGCCCAACGGGCGAGGTTCGCAACGATAATACAGGAGGGGCGACAGCAGGAGGAGGGTTCGCCCTATCTAATGGCGTAACGCTTACGGCCAACATTTTTGCCGGAACAACGGCAACGGCTTGCGTGACTTGGACTTTGTCAGTGCCAAATACGGCTAACATTGTAGCCGTCACAATAAACGGAGGGTCTGGAGCAAACGGAGTTTTTGTCAACGGATCGGGCGTTTTTACTATAACAGCAACCTCTGTCAACGGCTCTGGTCCGGCAATCAATTCGCGTGGCATTGAAATTTCTGGAAACGCTACATCTGTAAATGTAACAGCCTCGACAATAAAAGGGGGAACGAGCAACGGCTCGTCAGGCGTGGCAAATCAAGGCGGAGCTATTGTTTCTGTTACCGGCAATGCTGTCGGCGGGGATAATGTAGCAGGTAATGCCTCCACCGCTTATGGAGTCAATAATGTCAGCAGCGGCTCTTTAAGTTTGACAGGGACGGCAACAGCGGGAGCGATCGCCGCCGGAGCCAATAATACTTCCACGGGCACGCTCACAGCCACCCGCGCCAAGGGCAACGCTTACGGCCCAGGCAATACTTCCGGCCTTACCGCAACGGTCGGCATTTCTAACGCAGCTCTTGGCGTGGTCGAAATCCAAGAACTCGAATACGGCACATTCGGCCAATCGCCCACCAGCGGCACAGGCATCCGCCTCAAAAAGCTCGGCAGCAATGTCGCCGTGTTTAACTACTGCGACACCGCAGGCGCGAAGACCCTCATCGACGCCACCACTAACGCCGCCATGCCAGCCGCCACCGATGTCCGCAGCGGCGTGAGCTACGCGAGCGGAGCGCAGACCGGATCATGTGCAGTGCCAGCCGCAGGGTCGGTAGCCTTTGGTGTCCCTGTTGACAACACAACAGGCACAGCACTACTCACAGGCGCAGCCGTGGCTACAGCCGTGTGGAGCGCAGCATCCCGCACAATCACCGGCGGAACGGTCAATGTTTTAACAACCGCCCCATCGGTCCCAACGACAATCCAGATCGCCGACGAGGTCTGGAACCGCCAAACCTCCGCGATCACCACGACCAACTCGATTGGCGAGCGTGTCAAAAACACGGCGACAACCGCAATTTTGGGCAACCTCCTCGCGCAGTCCAACAGCTAATGGAAAAACACCTCCTCGAAGCGACAAACTTTGCCGCCGGTCAATCCGACCGGTGGCTCTTTGTGGCTCTTCTGGTCATCGGCCTCGCGGCCATCGGCGTGTTGTTTCGCTATTTCACGGCCCGCTTGGACACCCTCCAAGACCGCATGGATGGCCAGACCGCTGAATTCGTCGCCCACCTCAAAACCGCCAACCAAGAAATGCTCGCCGTCATCGCCAGCGCCAAAGCGGTGATCGAGCGAGTCGAGCGCAAGTTGGAGTCAAAATAAGATGCCGAAGTTCGATTTCTATCCCTCATTCAACGCCGGTGAAGTCTCGCCCTTCATCGACGCCCGGACGAGCTTGGAGAAATACCGCAGCGCCTGCCGCACGCTGGAGAACTTCCAAATCCTGCCCTACGGCGGCGTCATCCGCCGACCCGGCACGGAGTTTCGCGGCACGACCAAAAACCCCAACCTCGGCGAAGTCCGCCTCATCGGGTTCAACTTCTCGACCACCACCCGCTTCATCATCGAAATGGGTGTGGGATACATGCGCTTCTGGAGCGGGGTAACCGGTGTGCCTGTAACCGTGGCCCCACCTGCCGCATGGGAGACTGGCAGCATTTACTTGATCGGCAACTATGTAACGAGCAGTGGCACGACCTACTACTGCACAAGCGCCCACACCTCCGACGCATTTGCGAGCGATCTCGCCGCAGGCCGATGGGTGGCCCAGACGATTCTTGAGGTTCCCACCCCCTACACGGGCATGCACCTGCGCGAGATCCAGTTTTCACAGATCAACGACATCATGTACTTCGCGCACGCGAGCTACCCCCCCTACAAGCTCTCGCGACTTGCCGATAACAACTGGACCTTTGAGATCATTGATTGGGACTACCCTCCTCTCCAAGACCGCAACGACACCGATGGGGTGATCAATGTGACGCAAGGGTCATCAGCGATTCCTCGGTGGGTTGCCGGGACGACATACGCAGCAGGCGAATATGTTCAACCTCCAGCATGGACCCAAAATACGTCTTATGTCGTAGGAGACATCGTCGAAAATGCTTCTGTGGCCTACAAAGCCACAACAAGCCACACCTCCCCGGCATCGTTTGTAGCGACAAACTGGACGGCCCAAGCCGCAAGCGGGCTATTTCGCTACAAAACGCTTGTCGCTCATAAAGCAGGGACAAGGTTCGGGACTGATGCAAATGATCTTAAGTTAAGTTCGCTACCTCTCCCACTTAACCGCATGGGTCGCCATGTCATCAGCGCCCCCGCCAACACATTCAGCTCGGTTTTGGTAGGCCAAAAAATGGAACTCAAATGGCCTACCTCCTACACAGGTTTCGGATCGAGCGGAGTTTCGGTCATCGGACAAAGTGCAGAGATATCTGTCGAAATAATACAAGATACCTCAAGCAGGCTGAGTGAAATCGAAGGTGAGTGGGACTTGATCACAAGCGGCAAATGGAATGCAACAATCCAAATCCTGCGAATAGACAGGTCTAAAACAGGCGTTGTGGTAGCCACGGCCACGCGCAGCGGAAGCACGGTCTCGGTCTACCATCCTAACCACAGGTGGAGTGATGGTGATGCCATCAGCGTTGGGTCTGATCCGGGAATCACTGCCACGCCATACTACACACGCGAAGCCAACATCGCGGTGACAGGCACGCATACCTACACCTACACAACACCCGACGCCACCAACACGGGAACCATCGGCATTTCCCCAGTCAATCTGACCAAAGCTGAGGTGGTGGCCGAGTTCACCCGCGACACGAACTTAGCTGGAGATGCCAACATCATCTATGCTGGAACTCAGACAAGGCAGGCATCGATTATGATTCGGGTCATCAACTGGAGTGCCAGCACGAATACCCCAGCAATACCAGTCGCACGCATCCAACCACGCAAATCCGAATCTGGTGGATTCGCCACCATTCTACAGGTCTACAGCGGTTCGTCGGCACTCATTCGCGTGGATTCATATCTTGGCACAAATAGGCATCACTTGCAGGCCAATACAAAACTCTGGTCGCTCCCGGCTTTTTTCTCTGGGAACTATCCGCGCACGGTCGCGCTCCACGAACAACGCATCTTTTGGTCTGGCACATCTCGCGAGCCGGTCACCCTATGGGGAAGCGAAATCGATAATTTCGAGAACTTCAAGATTGGCGCAAATGCAAGCGACTCAGTGAAGATCACCTTGGCGGCGTCCGAGGGCAATCGAATCAACTGGCTATATTCTCAACAAAATTCGCTTCTCGTTGGAACAAGCGGCGACGAGTGGGCCGTCAGCGCAGCCGATTCTGCGTCCACCCTTTCGGCAACCAACCTTGAGGCCAAGCGGCAATCAGCCTACGGCGGGAAATACCTTCGCGCCGTCATCGTCAACGATGTCCTGCTTTTTGTTCAGCGCAACGGGCGCAAACTCCGTGAACTCGTCTACGAACTCAACAAGGACGGATGGGTCGCGCCGGATTTGACCCTTCTTGCCGAACACATCACCAACGGAGAGATCATGGAGCTTGCATACCAGCAGCAACCCGATGCCGTGTTGTGGTGCGTACGCGGCGATGGCACGCTCATTGGCATGACCTATGAGCGCGACCAGAAGGTTGTCGGCTGGCATCGCCACACCATCGCCGACAATGCCGATGTCGAATCGGTCGCCACCATCTACGGCAACGGAACGGAGGACGAGGTCTGGATGGTCGTCAAGCGCACCGTCTCCGGGCAAGACTACCGCACCATCGAGCGGTTCCCGCTCCTCTGGCGCAAATACCTCGATGACCAGACCGCCAACTCATGGCGTTACCTCGATGGATGGTCCGCCTTTGCCTCCGGCGCAGCAGGCCGCTCAATCTCCGGCCTCGACCGCTTCAATGGCAAGACGGTCACCGTCATGCAGGAGGGCCAAGCTCCCATCACCCGCACGGTCGCCAGCGGAGCGATCACCGTTCCCACCGCAGCCGCAGGCTATGTCGGCCTGCCCTACACATCGACCCTCACGCCCATGAAGCTCGACATGGACTTGGAGGACGGCTCATCCCAAGGCCGCAAGAAGCGCATCCACAAAATCATCGCCCGACTTTACAAGAGTAGGGGAGGGGAGGTCCGCACTAACAACGGCGAGTGGTATGCCCTCGCCGACACGCTCTCCACCGGCGACCAAAAAATGATCTTGGCCGGTGCGTTTGGAATCGACGCAGATGTCACTCTGAGGCAAACTGCTCCTTATCCAATGGCCGTCATCGCCCTTCAACCTGTGTGGGATACTTTCGGTAATGAATAACATCACCATGCGACCCTACACGGAAAGCGATTACGACATGCTCTGCGAGTGGTGGCACGCGCACGGGAAGCAACGCCGCCCGGAGCAAATGCTGCCCAAGTGCGGAGTCGTTTGCGAACTCGATGGCAAGCCGACCAGCGCCCTCTTCCTGCATATGGACAACTCCTGCGGCATGTGCATGGCCGACCACGCCGTGAGCGCCCCCGGCCTTTCTTTGAAAGCCGCCATGCTCGCTTTCCGGCATTGCGTGTCGTGCCTCAAAAAAATCGCCAAGGATTTCGGCTACCACACCATGGCCGTCTTTACTTATCCCAGCATCGCTCGCGTGTTAGAGCGGCAGGGGTTCCGTGAGGCAAACCGAGATCAAGTTTTTCTAATGACGCCAACCGAGGAGGTTTCCAATGGCTGACCCCGGCACATGGTTAGCCATCGGTTCTGTTGTCGCCACAGCCGCTTCAACTGGCATCGCGATGTATTCCGCCGACCAGCAGTCGAAGTCCCAAGCCGCCATCGCCGACTACAACCGCCAAATCAACGAGCAGAACGCCTCATGGCAGCGCATGGCCGCAGAGCGGGCCGCGCAGAGCGAGCAATACAATGCCCAGCTTGCCATCTTCAACGCCCAGTCGCAGCAATCGCAGGCCGCTTTCCAGTCACAGATTTCCACCTACCAGAACGAGCAACTTCGCCAGCAATCGCAGTTCAGCGACATGCAGGCGCAGATGCAACGTGATGCCGCCGACCAGATGCGCCAGCAGGCGGACGGGCAAGACCGCCAAGCCAAGGAGCAGGCCGACCGCATCCGCGCCGAGAAGAACCGCATCCTCGGTCTCCAGCGCAGCCAGTTCGCCAAGGGTGGAGTCACCACCGAAGGTTCTCCTCTTGCTGTTTTGGCTGATACCGCAAATCTCTACGAGATGCAGGTCGCCGACACGCGCCTCCTCGCCAATCTGGAATCCAACAAAAAACGCTACGAGGCGGATGTCACCGATTTCAATGCAGGCATCACCGCGCTGGAGGGTGGCATGATGCGCGACCAGGCCAAGATCAACGAGTCGGCCATCGGGTTCAACCTCAACCAAGACCTCTTCACCGCAGGCCGGAATCTGGATTCCGCCCGCATGTCCTTCAATGACGCGCAGTTTGCCGAAAAGGCCGCAGGCGCAGGCTACCGCATCTCCATGCGCCAAGCCGCCATCGAGCAGCAAGCAGGCTACGCGACCTCCCGCGCCACCCAACTTGGTGGCTACGCCGCCGGAGCCGCTGGAGTCGCCCAGATGGGTCAGATCGGCATGTCCGCCTACGGAAGCTCGAAATCCAAAGAAGCAGCGAGTGGAGCAACATCACCCGGAGGAGCCTACAACCCATACGCCCAAGTAAGGCGAGCCAAAGCCGTTTCCTAACCATGCCAGCCATCCGACTCGTTGATATCCCAAACGCAGGCCCACAAGCCCTCGGCCCCAGCAATGTGGGCATCTCCGCGCCATCCGTGCCGCGCTTTGCCGTAGACCCGCAGGCCGCGAAGCTCACCGGAGCCGCTATGGTGGATTCCTCCATCGCAACCCGTGGAGCCAAGTCGATGCTCGACCAGACGCTGGCGCTCGATGCCTTTTCTCAAGAAGCCAAAGCCGCTGCAAAATTTGGCGACTCCATACAAGGTATTGGAAATGTCGCTTTTCAGTGGGGTCAAAAATTTGCAGAAGCAAAGGATTACGCAGATATCCAGCGTGGGGAGACGATTCTCGCGGTCGCCTCACAAAAACAGAAAGCCGACCAAGCAACTCTCCCAATGGAAAAGTGGGGCGAATCTCTGGCGCGGAACCAAGAGGAAACCAAAAAGGCGCTTTCAGAAATTCAATTCAGCAACAACGCCGCTGCAAAATTCAACCCGTATTTCGAGAGTTGGTCAGTAAAATCCGAGGCGTCGATGAATGCGGAATCCCGCATCAAGCAATTGGAACTTGCCAAGACCGACATCAAGGCCAACGCCCTCCGACTCGCCGCCGAGGGCAATTTTGAAGCCTCTCTTTCCGCTTTCAAGGGTGGGGTGGACAAAGGCGTTTTTACCCAAGAGGACTTCGATAAATTTGGAGCCGACATCCGTGACAACGAAATCCGTGCCACCGAGGCCATGCAGACTGACCGGATCACCGCTGATATGATGACGGACTGGACGGTCGCGAAGCAGCACCTCACCGAATATGTCAAGACCGCCGGGGACGCAAAGGACAATGCCCGCATTGATGGCGAATACGGACAGATGCCGATGAGTAAAGTCCGCCGGTTGATGGCACAAGTCGATCAGCAAGGACGGATCAGCGAGGCGAACAACTACAACATTCTCGCCCAAGCCATCGATTCCAACACCCCGATCCGCGATGCCAACGGGAACGAAATCCTCATCACCGACAAAGACAAACTTGAATCAGCACTGGCGTCTTACAAAGTCACCGGCACAGAGTCCAAGAAACGGTTGGAGCGGTTGATCAGCGACAATGTGCCGTATGATGCCAAAAAAATCTCCGAAGTGAATGCGCGGTTGGCAACCTACGACCCGGCGACTGACAATGACCTCAGCGAATACGCGACCTTGCAGAACAAAATCGCCGCCAATACACCCAAACAGCTTCGCCCGCTTCTCAATGACCGGCTTGCCCAATCGGTCAAAAAATTCAACGCCGATGGGACGCTCAAATCACCAACCGAAAAATGGCAAGGTGACATAATTAACGGAGTCTGGAATCTTGGAAAATCGGGACTCCTCGGCGATACCGGAACGGAAAAAACATCCTCCGGCCTTTATGGAGAAAAGATCATCGACCTGCCAAAACACAATGCCTACTGGGTAAATGTGCTATCTATTCAAAATGGGTTGCGCGATTGGTTTGCTAAACCGGAGAACAAAGACAAAACCGAGGCTGACGCCATCCAATACCGCGACCAACTTATTGAGCCAAGGCTAAAAGGTAAAGCCCTTGAGTTGTTCAAACAGAAGTCGCCGCCCTCGTTTCTGCCAAGCTCTGGATGGCAAACACGCATGATGGATCGAGTGGATGCCCCAGCCGCGCCTCCATCTCCAACGCTTGAGCGTGAACAAAAAATGCGAGAAAAGGCTCAGTCCACCAAGGCCGAAGGTAAGGTGACCCACTACAACTTCCCCGGCGATCCGTATTCCGACTCCAATTCCCGCAACCTCATCGGCGCATGGAATAATCGCCTCGACGAAAATTCCCTCGCCATCTCGCCCGACATCGAGCGCAAATTCAAAGCCGCCGGGATCGGTAAGGGCGACCCTGTGGAACTCACGCTCGCCGATGGGTCCACCGTGATCCGCAACTGGGACGACCGCACCATGCAGGACGCGCAGGCTATCAAAAAATTCGGTAAGCCTCTCACTGGACGCTTCGATTTCCACAGCCCCGGCGGCAAACAGAAGAACGATGGCATGGCTGTCGTTTCCTTCCGCAAAGCCACCAACGCCTAACTTTCCATGACTGATCTCATCGACGACGCAACAGCAGATTTATACCTCACAGAAATAGACAAGGTTACTGGTGATGACCGTCTGAAAATGGCGAATGCTTTAGAAAAATACGCCGATAGCCTTGCTGAAAAAAGACGCCAACAGACCGACGAACACTTTTCCAAACTATTCACTGACGAAGCCTATTTCGAGCAACAGAAGGCGGCTAACACTGCCGTGCAGGAATCCATCGACCCCGACCAAACGGCAAAAAGCGCAGCCATTGGCGCATGGCTGGAGCATCACAACGGCAGGCCCATCGACCCCATGTCCTACCAAGTCGAGCGCGATGCCTTTGCGATGGCAAACTACGGGAAGAAAAACCTCGATGACAATCAACTCTTCGATTTCATCCGTGGTGAATACGATTGGCAGAAACAACGCACAGAGGCCATCAACGACCTCCAGATGCAGGCCGTGGGCAAAGCAATCACCGACTCCCAACTCGGCCAGAATCGTCCTTTCGTGGACGGCATGACCGAGGTCTTCAACCAGTGGCAGCAAAAATACCCGGAGCTGGTGGACGGCAAAAATGACGCCGCCTTCCTCTCGCAGGGCTACAAGCTCTACTACGACACGATCAACGACCTCGACACCGTTCGCCCGCAGGCATCCAAGGCGCTCTCCACGCTCACCTCGTTCACCCAAGGCAACGCCACCGACGAGGAGATGCAAAGCCTCGCCAATGATTTCGTCGGCGCTCCACCCGAAGACCGCCAGAAAATCTACAAATATGTGACCCTCGCCGCGCAGGCCGGTCAGATCGACCGCGCCGGGATCGAGCAGTTTGCCATCAACATGGGGCAAGCCTTCACCCGTGGGTTCGATTTCGTTCCGCAGGGAACGCTCCAGATGCAGGAGGCAGGCGTTAATAACTGGCTGGAGTCCATCCGCAACGGAACGCAAATCTGGGTTCCCGCCGATGGCGACCTCACCAAGGCCGTGGTCGGCAACGCTCCCGCCGGAGCCGAGTCCGATGCGTGGCGGCAGGCCACCGTGCCGGAGGCAGAGACACTCATCCAGAGTGGCCAGAATGTGCGCGAGTCCTTCAAGGTCGTGCGCGAACTCCGCAATGTCGCCAAGACCGGCGTCGATCCCATCCGCCCCGTGCTGGAGGAGAACTCCTTCTGGGGAACCGCCGAGCGTGGAGCCTACGGTTTGTCTGGCAGCATCCCGCTCATGGGCGCGACTGCCGTCAATCCCTTCCTCGGCGTCCTCGCCTACCAATCCACGGAATACGACCGCATCATGCTGGAGAACCCGGACATCAATCCGCAGTTCGCCCAAGGTCTCGCCCTGGTGGAAGGCGCGGCCAATGCCGCCATCGACCGGGTCCAGTTGAGCAGCATCTCCGGGCGACTCCCCATGTTTGGCCGCTACCTCGACCGCATCGCCAGCGATGGAGTCCGCCGCACCGTCAAGATCGGGGCCAATGTCGTGGAGCAGAACTTGCAGGAAGGCGCTCAAGACCTCATCGCCCCTGTGCTGGAGACCGCAGTCGCAAGCCTCCGCGAGGACATGCCCGACAAGGATTTCACGAAGCTCATGGACGACTGGTCTGGCCAGCGGGCTGAGACCTTCTTCGCCACCCTTCCGCTCGCCCTCATCGGTGGCGGCGTAGCCACATATCGCGACATCAAGAATCCATCTGCCGAACTCAACGCCACAAAGCTCCGCATGGCAGGATTCGGGCAGGATCAAGTCACCTTCATCCAGCGAGCCGAGAATCCGGAGGAATACGATGCCCGCATCAAGATGGAATGGGAAAAGCGCACGCCGGAGAACATCAAGGCCGGTGAGCAGGAAGTCCTCAACACCATCGAAAAAGCACGCACTCCCGGAGAACTCGACGCCCGCATGCAGCGAGTCACCGCGCCCGATGGGTCCGAGGACATCGTCGTCACCTCACCCGATGGTAAGGAACTCCTCCGCACCAAGAGTGAGCAGGCCGCGCTGGAGGCTGTGCGTCAGCACAACGAGGCGCAACTCATCAACGAGCGCAATGCTGTCTCCGACATGGTGGACTACTTTCGCGCCCAAGACCCCGCCAATGTTGCCACCATCGAAGCGCCTCGCACCGTCCAGCAAGAACTCGACCGGCTGACAGAGGCTGGTGATTCCAAAGGCATCGCCAATCTCAACGAGCGCATCCGGTTCGCAGGCATCCCCGAAGGGTCCGACCTAACCACCTACAACATCCTCGGCGAGGCCAATGTCGAGACGACCGCCGAAGGCGTCTTCCGTGGCGTCATCAAGCTCCGCGAGAATTCCCGCCCGGAGGATGCCTTTGAGGAGATCAACCATGTCTTCGTCCGCAAGGCGCTCGCCGAGGGCCGCACCGATCTGGATTCCCTGCGCGGGTGGCTCAACCAAACCAGCGAGGCAACCGGCGAAATCTACGCCACCGAGACCGAAACCGACATCATCGAGAACATCGCCAAGGTCGGCATGGACTACGCCGCAGGCCGCATCGAGGAGACATCCCTTCCGGCCTCCTTCGTCGACTACATCAAGCGCATGCTCCAAGTCTTCAAAGAGACCATGGCCCGCGCCATCAAGCTCAAGGACGCTTTCGCCACCGGCAAGATCGACTCCAACTTTGAAACCCTCCTCGCCGACTCGGTCGGCCTCAACCAGCAGGCGCGTGTCGATACCGCCAGCAACAGGGTCATAGGGGAACTGACTCAAGGGCTTTTCAATTACTCGATTGGTCAGCAGGT